TTATCAAGGTAGTGGCAATTATAAAGCAGGAGAATAATATGCCTAGTAAAACTACAAATTTAGTTGCTAAAAAAGGGCAATTTACAAATAAAAGAACTGGTAAAGCAGTACCAGCAGGTACTAAATATCATATGCATCCAGAGAAAGGACCTATGATGGGTGCAGTACATAACCTTAAAATTAAGGGTGGAACAAAAGGTCATGATTTTTTCGAAAAAACAAAAGGAGTAAAAATGAAGCATAGCAAAAAAATGATGGGTGGTGGTATGAATAAGAAGATGATGGAAATGGGTGGTAAAATGAAAGAGATGATGATGTATGGTGGCAAAATGAAAAAGCCAAACATGATGGATGGTGGACCAATACAAACTACAACTGAATCACCTGGAGGTGCAGGAGATGTAGTAGCTACCTATCAAGGTAATGGTCAGTACAAAGCAGGAGAGTAGTGGCTAATATTAATTCTAGAAATATTTCTCAAGCAGAAGAAACTTTAGAATTAGCAAAGAGTGATATGTTGGCATTTGGTAAATTATTTTTACCTGATGACTTCATGAGAAGTGAGACTCCTTGGTTTCATTATGAAATAGCAGATACGATTATGGAAAAGCAAGGTAATATGCTTAAACATCGTAATTTAGCTATTATAATGCCAAGGGGTCATGGCAAAACAGTATTAACTAAATGTGATATTTTATGGTCATTTTGCTTTGCAACAGAGCCAAAATTTTATGGATGGGTTTCTGCTACACAAAAACTTGCAACAGGTAACATGGACTATGTAAAAACTCATTTAGAATATAATGATACTATACGTTATTATTTTGGTGATATGAAAGGAAATAAATGGACAGAGACAGATATAGAGCTAGCAAATGGTTGTAAGCTTATTAGTAAGTCAAACATATCAGGTATTCGTGGTGGTGCAAAATTACACAAGAGGTACGATTTAATTGTTCTTGATGATTTTGAAGATGAAAATAACACGCTTACTTCTGACAGTAGGGAGAAAAATGCTAACATGGTTACTGCTGTTGTTGCTCCTGCCCTTGAGCCTGCTGATGGTCGTCTTCGTATCAACGGTACTCCTGTCCACTATGATTCTTTTATTAATAACCTTATTACCAATAGTGAACGTGCTAAGAAAAATAAAGAAAAATTTAGTTGGAAAGTTTTAATGTACAAAGCAATTCAAGATGGTGTATGCCTTTGGGAAAATTGGTTTGGCATGAAAAAATTAGAAGAAAAGAAAAAATTCTATCAAGATTCAGGACAACCACAAAAATTCTATCAAGAATATATGATGGAAGTTCAAAGTGAAGCTGATAGTATTTTTAATATGAAACATATAGTATATTGGGAAGGAAGCTATAAAAAAGAAAATGATGTAGACTATGTAGTCATAGATGGCAAGCATATACCTGTAAACATATTCGTAGGCGTAGACCCAGCAACAGATTCTGAAAGGAGAGATAGTGATTTTAGCGTTATTATGGTCGTCGCTTGTGATAACAACAATAATATTTATGTACTCGAATACTTACACAGCAGGGGGTTACCAGTTTTGGGAATACCTGGTGAAGACAAGAAAGGTATTGTTGATTATATTTTTGAATATAATAATAGATATAAACCTAATTTATTTGTCATTGAAGAAACGACTATGTCGCGTCCAATATTTCAGTCGCTTTCTGCAGAGATGAGAAGAAGAAATGATTTTAGCGTCAAGTTTAAACCTGAAAAGCCAGGAACAAAATTATCTAAAAGAGATAGAATACAGTCTGTATTATCTCAGAGAATGGCTATAGGTGGAGTAAAAATTAAAAAACAACACTATGATTTGCAACACGAAATCCTTACATTTGGACCTCGTATGGCACATGATGATACGATAGATGCACTAGCATATGCTTGTAAATATGTAGTTCCACCTCAAGGATTGGAATCTAAAGACAATAGATATTATAAAAAAACTAAAACGCCTAAAAGTTGGCTAATAGCATAAGGATATAAGATGGCAATAGATAAAAAAGCAAATAGAGTAAAGCATTTATTTCAAATGATTAATGGAAATAAAAGAAGAGAATGGCATGCAGCAAATCAAGAAGGTCATGATTTTTTCTTAGATAATCAATTAAGCAGAAGAGAACAAGAAGCATTAGAAACACAAGGTATGCCTACATTTACAATAAATAGAATTATACCTATTGTTGAAATGTTAAATTTTTATGCTACAACTAATAGACCAAGATGGCAAGCTGTTGCAGTAGAGGGTTCAGATACAGATATAGCAGAGGTTCATTCTGATGTAGCAGATTATGTATGGTATATAAGTGATGGCGATACAATATTTAGCCAAATAGTAAGTGATGCTTGCAGTAAATCTATTGGATTTTTTAGAGTAGCTATAGATGCTAATAAAGATAGAGGTATGGGCGAGGTTATAATTGATAATATAGAACCTTTTGATGTCTATGTTGACCCTAAATCAAGAGATATGCTATTTAAAGATGCAGCATATATAATGATATATAAAGTTTTACCTAAAAATCATTTGTTAAATTTATTTCCTGAATATAAAAATAAAATAAATAATGCATCTAGCGACTATCCACAAGATATAAGTATAAGAGTAAAAGGTGATGGTAGAGATTTCCAATATCAAGATATTTATGATACATATAATTTATTAGGCGAACAAGAATTATTACTTAGCTATTATGAAATGTATGAAAAAGTAAAAGTAGCTTATAGAAATGTGTTTTATTATATGAAGCCAACAGAAGAGCAAATAGAACAGATTGAATTAATGGTATCTTCTGAGATGGAAGGTATGATTTCAGAAATGAATGTACAGTTAAAAGAAACTGAAATGGCATTAAAGCAACAATTAGATTCAGGTCAAATTATACAAGAAAGATTTGAAATAGAATTGCAAAAAGTTCAAATTCAAATGCAAAGCAAAATAGACCAAGAAAGAAAAAAACGAGTAGCAGATGGAATGTCTAAAGTTTCTAAAACTACAAATACAGTAGTAACTGAAAAAGAATATAATATTCTGATGAAAGGTGAACTTAAAGATAAAGTTATACAAGCTACTAAATTTTTTGATGATAAAATTAAACTTACTGTAGTAGTAGGTGATAAATTTTTATATGAAACTTTTTTACCAGGCAATGATTATCCTATTATACCTGTGCATTATCGTTGGACAGGTACACCATTCCCAATGAGTGCAGTTGGACCATTAGTAGGTAAGCAACAAGAGTTAAATAAAGCTCATCAACTTATGGTGCATAATGCAAGTTTAGGTTCATCATTAAGGTATATGTATTATGAAGGTTCTGTAGATGTTGATTATTGGGAAAAATTTGCATCTGCACCAGGTGCATTATTGCCTGTTAATCATGGATATGAACCGCCTAAAGAAATATTTCCTGCACAACTTAGTAATGCTTTTTCAGGCATTGTTAATGAAGGCAAAAGAGATATGGAGTATTTAGCAGGTATATATTCATCTATGCAAGGAGATAAAACTACACAGACTGATTCATATAAAGGTTTATTAGCTAATGATGAATATGGAACTAGAAGAGTCAAAAGATGGATGAAAAGTATGGTAGAGCCATCTTTAAAACAGTTAGGATTAATTGTTAAAGATTATGCACAAAATTTATATACAGCAGAAAAAGTATTTAGATTAGTACAACCTAATAATATAAATGATGTAAAAGAAGTAACATTAAATAAAATACAGTATAATGATTTTGGCGAAGAGATAGGCATGTTTAATGACTATGCATCTGCTAAATTTGATATACGTGTAATTACAGGAGCAACACTACCTGTAAATAGATATGCATACTTAAATGAATTAAAAGAATTAATGCAATTAGGTGTTATAGATGATATAGCATTATTATCAGAAACTGATATTAGAAATAAAGACAAGATAGTAGAAAGAAAAGGTATTATGACTCAGCTACAAAGTTCAGTACAAAGGCTAGAGCAAGCATTAAAAGACAAAGAGGGAACTATTGAAACTCTCGAACGTCAATTAGTCCAAGCAGGCATAAAGGATAAAGTGAGAATGGCTGAGCATGATATGCGTAAAAACTTACTTGATGCATCATCTAAAGTTAAGACAGATGCTAGAATTGCAAGAGCAGAACAAGGCAGAATGACAAAACAAATGAATGATGCTAGAATTAATTTTGAAAAAGATTTAAGACGTAATGAAAAAATCCAACGAAATAAATTAGGAAATAACGAGTTGGAACAAGCAACAGAACAGTCTTAATATATCATGTATATTTAAATAGTTTTTTAACATAAAGGAAATAATATGTCACAAGAAAGTGGTAACTCAGTTCAAGACATGGTCATAGGAACTGACTCCAATGATTTTTTTGACCAATTAGAAAATAGTGTTAATGGTGGTATAATGGATGATGCTCCACAAGAAGTAACTCCTGAAGAACCAGAGGTAGCCCTAACAAGCGAAACTGAGGAAGAGGACCTTCAAGAAGTTGAAGAATCAAAAAATGTATGGGAAGATGATACAAATCCATATAAAAAACGTTATACTGATTCATCTAGAGAGGCATTAAGAATTCGTGAAGAAAATGAAGAGCGAAAAAAATATGACCCTCTTATAGATGTTATGAAAAATGATGCTGGTGCTGTAGAAGTTTTAAGAGAATATCTTAAAGGTAATGTAGCGCAACAGCAAACAGTAAAGGAGCGATTAGGTTTGGATGAAGATTTTGTCTTTGACCCTGATGAGGCTTTTGCTGATAATAACTCAAAATCTGCACAACTTATGAACTCGCATATAGATAATATTGTAAGTCAAAGAGTAAATCAAGCAGTTCAGGGTTATCAAAGTCAAGCTGTACAAAGAGAGCAAGAGCTTTCAGCACAACAAGAATTTGATAATTTTGTAAAATCTAAAGGTTATACACCTGAACAGGCAGAAGAGTTACAACGAGCTGCAAGTGAACATCAGCTTAATTGGGATGATATTGATTATTTAATTAATCGTGATACGGCAAAAGAAAAAATTGCTCAAAGCACAAAAAAACAAATGATGAATCAACTTAAAAAAGTTCAAAATGTTCCTAAAACAGCTAGCAAGAGTGGAAGCGCAGATAGTAAAGATATTTCGCATGAAGATGCAGTATTTAATGCTATCAAGGGCGTGGACGATGTTTTAGATAACTTATTCGAATAATTTTATATAACATAGGATTATATCGAAGTAAATAGGAGATTAGTCTTATGAGCGACTTATTTAGTACAGGTAGTTCAGTAGCAGCTAACAATCTTGACATAGGTGCAAGTGTTGGTACAGCTAATACTGGTGACCTAAGACGAAAGTATAACTTTAGTGATAGAGTTAGTGAATTAGCAATACAACAAGACCCTTTTTTCCGTCTTGTTTCAAAAGTAGCAAAAAAACCAACAGATGACCCTCATTTCAAATTTGCTGAAAAGAGAAATTCTTGGCATAAAAGATATGCCTATGTAACAAATCATGGCACAACTGCGCAAAATACATTAGCAGGTGGTGATGCTTCAGTAACACATGGCAATGTAGATGTTGGAGACCAATATTTCTTTACTATGGCAACTGATTTTGAATCTAATGGTAATATCCAAAATAAATTTGGTCAATCTACAGGTGAAATTAGTGTAGGAGATGCAGGTACACAGCCTACATTTTTCTTGCCTGGTCAACTTGTTAAAATACCTTATATGACAGGTGTTACAGCAGGTAGTTGGGATGATTCTTCTGCAGCAACTGCATCAACTCCAGATGACTACATGATTGCTAAAATATTATCTGTAGATGTTGATACAACTTCTACTATAGCAGTTTTACAAACAGAAATTGTTAGAAAAGGTAGTGGTACATCAGTATTTGAATTAGCATCTTATTCAGCATATAATAATGCTATAGATAATATTGATGTCTCAGGTAAAGCAATTAATTCATATCTTGAGCCTAAAAGATGTTATGTAGTTGGTAATACATTTTCTGAAGGTAGTGGATATCCTGAAACATGGAAAGACCAACCTTTTACAACACAAACAGGAAATACTCAAATATTTAAAACAACATGTGCTATGACTAATACAGCTCGTGCTACTGTTCTTAAATATGAAGGTAATGAATGGGCTAGAATTTGGAAAGATAAATTAATTGAGCATAAATATGATATTGAGCAATCAATTTTATTTGGTGCTTCTTCATTATCTGCAGGTGGTACAAATACCACTCAAGGTGCTGTTGATTATATCTTATCAAATGGTAATATCTTTAATTGGTCAACATCTAAAAGTCAAGATGATTTCTTAGATGATATGTCTTCATATTTAGACCCAAGATATAATGATTCAAGTGCAACAGTATACATGTGTTCTACAGAAGTCTATAATTGGTTTCATAAACTAGGTGGATATGCTAAATCTAATTTAGAAATATCATCTAATTTTAGTGCTGATATGGCTATTGCAGGAAAGAAAAACATTTTAGGTCTTGGTGTTCTTCAAGTTAACACACCTTATGGCGATATGAACATTATTAGAAACATTCATTTGGATGGAACTAATATAGATATTCTTGGAATTAATTTAAAGAATGTATCATATAGACCATTAGTTGGTAACGGTGTAAACAGAGATACATCAATCTACGTTGGAGTTCAAACATTAGAGAACTCTGGAGTCGACCGTAGAGTAGACCAAATATTAACCGAAGCTGGTATGGAGTTCTCATTAGCAGAATCTCATGCTATCTGGAAATCATAAGGAGAATAAATTATGGCAAATCCAATGTACGGACAAAATACGTTTGATGACAATCTAGATACTTTTGATACATATTTAGATTTTTGTTCAGGCTTTTTAGGCAATCTTACAGCTACAGGTATTACAGTATCTGAAGCCGAAGCTGTTGCTCAATTAGCAGCTGTTAGTAGCCCTAATCAAGCTGATTCTTTTGCTGCTACTTTAATCGCAGGAGCTTTAAATGTTTGCGATGTAACAGCAGCAGCAGCAGGAGATATATGTCTTCCAGAAGCTACTAAAGGTGTTCATTTAGCTATGAGATATGAACAAGACCCAGATGGAGCCGCGGTAGAACATAGAATTACTTGTAATGGTGGAGCTTTGCTTGCTACAGGTTCTGATTTAATTGAAAACAATGTTTTTGCTAAGCAAATTATTGGTGGGCAATTAGGTAACGGAAGTAACGCTGTAGCAGTTGTAACAGCTGGAACTAGCAGTGCACCTACTTCAAACAAATTAATATTTACTGCAACTACTGCCAATAACTTTTTA